ATTTGTAAGATCTGGGGATTCGGCACCGGACCGGTCCTGAGCAGGATCTCGAACTCGCCCTGCTGCTGCTCGACCGCATCCTTGATGACCGAGGCCATGCCGTTCAGGCTCGGGAACTGCATGATCCGCTGGATGTTTCGGGGGTCGTTGACGATCTGCTGATAAATAGCCACGTTGGCCGACTGCTCGATGAGCTGGGCCATCTGCTCTTCCTGCTCGGACAAGGTCTGGGGTATCTCGGTGGACTCGGCCTGAACCAATACCGACCCCTGCAGCTTTCCGAGTTCGACCGTCAGATGTCTTTCCCCGGGCAGGGTCGCGTCGATGTCGGAAGCCCGGTTTTCAGCCGCTGACTCGATTGCCTGCAGGGTAATCGCGCACATGGCCTCGGAGAGCGCCGACCAGGGCAGGTTGAATACCCCTCTCGACTCGTCGCGGCGCAGCTTGGCGGTCTGGTAGACGCCCTGGTCCTGCTTCGAGTCTGCGACGCCGAAGATCTCTGCCGAGGCTCCGTCCATCGCCTCAGGTCCGCCGTCGATCAGCCACTGAATGAAGGTCACCATCGCCCCGTTGGGGGTGGGGACCGTCTCTATGGCGGTCAGGTCGGCGATCCTGGTTCCCGCCGGGAGGGACTTCATCGAGACCGGCGTAACCTTCCCGGGGTCGTTTGACTGCCTGTTGATGGTCTCGGTGTCGATGGGCCCTTCGGCGGCGTAGCGTCTCGGCACCGCCGCGCGGAAATACCTGTCGAGCAACGAGATGTTGGCGTTCAGGATCTTCTGCAGCGGAAGATAATATGTCCCGATGGCCTCGCGGTTCTGGCCGTCGCCCGGTGTCGAGTGAACGATCTTGATGTGCTTCGAGGCGCGGCAGTTTCTTACCAGCGCCAATTGTCCACCGGCGTGCCACACCTCTAACCCGTCGGGAAACTCCTCGTAGAAGATGTCCCTGATCTCGTCCTTGTCAATGTCCTCGTACATGAAGGGCTCGATGAAGGTCACCGTGTGGGTGCCGTCTGCCTTGTAGGCCTCGCCCGAGGAACTCGACGCCTGCACGGCGAGCCTTACATTGATTCTCGCCATGCGGTCGTACTGCTGCATCGACTCGCCGGTTCCGCCGGTAATCTTCGACCTCACCCACGGGTACATCGACTTCAGTCTCGACACCGGCTCTTCCCACTCGAAGCGTTTCCAGCCCATCTCCGCCTCGCAGTCGGCGAGGATCGGCACCCGGGTCTCGAGCTTTCCGCCCACCCGTGTAATCTCTTTCCTTACCGGCTGTTCCGCGCCCATCGGTTCAGGCTGGGATTCGGTCTCCGGGGTGACTCCATCTTCCGGTTCTTCGCCGTAGACGATTGAGGGCATGTTGGCGCTTTCGGTGCCCCACCGTGTCTGGTCGGCCACCGTGTAGGTCAGAAAACCGGCTCTGCCGTCCGTATACAGATAGGAGCAGGCCTGTCTGAACTGCTCCTTCAGACCGGCTTCATGGATGAAGACATCCTTATACTTGGTAGCCTCTTCCGAGGCCGCGTCCGATTCCGCGTCTCCGGGCTTTTTCGGCACCACCGATACCCCGGGAAGGTCTCTCGACAATAGCGCCACGATCTTCTTGTGCCGCGCGCCGAAGACGTTCACGGCAAACAATTTCATGGCGTTCTGGGTCTGCATGACCGCCGACCCCCCGGACTGTCCCGCCCCGTACATCGCCCATCCCGCGCGGCCGGCGTTCAGAAAGTGATATCCGCGGCGGAACAGCCGCATCTCCCACGACTGCAGGACCTCCCAGATCCTGGCAGCCGAGTCGCACTTGTTGACCGACTTGATCAATGATTCGATGACATCGGCGTACTCGCCCAACTCATCCGGCCCGTAGGCATTTTCCGGCGAGCAGTGCCACGGGGCGTACCGTCCCGGAACATAATTGAATTTGGCGAAGTCGATGGGGGTGAGGCGGGCGTGGCCGCCGGAGGTTTCTTCGGTCTGCTCCTTGATATCTTCAGCCATCTATCTCCCGTGGTCCATCGCCCGGAACCCCTTGGCGCTGGCCTTCCGTCTCCGCAAAAGTCCCGAATCGCCTTCCTTCGGCTCCAGTTTCGAGGCCGGAATCTTTTCTTTCTCCGGAACTCCGAGCATGTGGTGAAGCGATCCTGTCTTTACTGTAAAGTGTCCTTTTTCGCCGAGATCGACTGCGTGTCTTTTCATCGGTTTACGCTCCGGCAAGTCATTGAAGTCAGTTGCCCGGTCCCATTCCGAGACTTTCTCTTTGCCGCCGAGAGCTTTGGTTCCCGCCGGGGAGTGTGCCCATCGCGATTGCGACCTACTTAGGTATGGCACCGGCGTGCTCCGGGCAGGCGTAAAGTTTAGAACTCTTGTCCATCACCACGGCCTCGTCCTCTCCGCCTTTTTTCCCTATCCTTATATATAGGGGAATAGCACGGAAGATCGAGAACGTCGCCGTGGAGGTACATGCGTAGCACGTTCTTTTGGTGGCGAGCTGACTTAATGCCTGCCTGAAAGCTTTCACTTGGCCCATACATCCGGTTTCACCTGCGGCTTTTTGAACGAGTCCTGGGCGCGTTTCACCGCGTCGTCGTTCAGCTTCTGGTTCATCTGTTCAATCATCCGGTCGCGGTCGGTGATGACCGGGGCATGGACGTCTCCCAGCCCGAACATCTGCATGAGGTTGTGGCCGCCCTGCTTGAGGGCGTCGAGGATGTTTCCCCCCGACGCCATCCCGTAGAGCGAGTTGATGAGCGGATCTGCAGGTGACTGGGGAGGCATCTACTCCGCCCCTTCCTCGTCGGCGAACTTCTTCAGCCCGTCGATCGCCGCCTCGGAATGCTCTCCCGTACCGAGGTTCTTGGCGGTTTCGTGCGCGCCTTCCGCGGTTTCGTGTTCGGAGTTATGCTCTTCGCCGTCCTGGTGGATTGACCTTACACGGTGGGTGCCCATCTCATGATCGTGCTGGATGTGGATCTCCTGAGCCGGGCCGTGCTCCGCGGCAAACTGTTTGCCGTCTTCCTCTTCCTGGGCGGTCGCCCCGGCGCCCTTCCTCTGATCGAGCGAGGCCTTGTGCTGCCGCCACGCCACGGCGTTGGTGAACTTGTGCCCGTCGTTGGTTTCAAATGGCTTCACTTAAGTCTCCTTACCAGCGTCTTTTGCGGCTCTTCTTCTCGCCGCCTTCCTCTGTCGTTTCCTCGCCCTGTTCTTCGGCAGCCTGTTCGGCGTGCTCCTCGAGTTCCGGCGAGATGATGGTTTCCGTGGTTGCCTCTTCCGTTTTTTCTTCCTCGCCCTCGAGGACTTTCAGGCGGGCGTCGATCTGTTCGAGGGCGGGCTGGACATCGACGGCGCCGTGATCGAACCGTGGCAGCATTTCAAGTCTCCTTTTCGGGGTTTTCGAGCATCCGGTAGAGCTCGTTGACGTTGACCTGCTCCCAATCCAAGGGTGCAGGCACCGGCTTCGGCCTTTCAAAAGCCCTTGCCGATATCATCTCCCCGCGCAACACCGCCAAGGCATTAAAAATCTCGCTTTGTTTTTCCTTGGTCTCGGCAACCGAATCCATGATCTCTTTGTGGCGCCGTTTTTCCGTCTGCTCGTGGGCGATGAACATTTCGACGCCCGGGAGCGAGTCGGTGCCCATGAAGCGCCTGATTCTTTCTTTGAGGGTCACGGTTTTATTTGCTACGAAAGCGCTTCAGATGTCAAGCGCTATATATATTGATACAAAATCGTCATTCCCACCAGTTCTGGGGCTTCTCGCGCTCCATCTGCCTGCGTCTTTCGCCCTCCCTGATCAGCCAGCGGTCCAGCTCGTCGGGCGCGGCGGCGATCCGCTCCGCCAGCGCGACCGAATGAGGAACCTTGGCGTCCCCCAGCATGTCCACGAGTCCGTAGCGTAATTCATCTCCTACGTCGTCGTACAGATGATCCGTCTTTAAAATGTCCTCGCCGCCGTCGTCGGCGTCGTACTCCAAAGACGGAATCGCCGCCAGCGCCTCGGGGCACAACTCCGAGATGAACCACTCGTCATTCTGGATGAGGTTGTACATGAACCGCCAGCCCGGCGGCCTCGACCCCGGACCCATGTTCGCCGGGACGGGATGTGGAAAGTCCCTGCCCGTGTCCGCCCCGAAACTCAGCAGTTGCGCCGGGGTGTTCATCGACGACTTTTCCCCGAAGGCGTCTCTCGACAGAATCCAGCGCGAAATATCCTCTTTGGCCGACTTGACGCGGATGGTCTTGCCCAGCTCCAGTTCCGACCTTCCCGACTCGCCTAAAGACTCGATGTGCTCCCGGTACGTAAAGACACATCTTTTAGGCATGTCCCAGGTCCGCCCCATCAATTTCGCGTCTTCCGGCGAGACCATCCCAACGGCGTGCCAGTGGACCGGGGTGTGATGTTTGAAGCCCCAGTCCTGCGAGACCCAGTGGTTCCACCAGGGCTTGACGATCCTAGCCACCACCGAGGGATGGACCTTCCGCTCCGAGCGCTCGAAGTTGGTGAAGTACTGCCCTACGGGCACCGTCC